GGAAAATGCGTGGTGATTATATATCAGTAGAAATTGAATTGATTGCAGTTGATGGTGGGATGTTGCGGATGGAGAAAGTGTCTATTAATGAATCTAACATGTGTAGTGTTAATGGACCAAATGGTACTAATAGTGATCTGGTACTTTTGTACCTAGCCAACGCAAATATCAATGGGGCTGGTAAAATATCCCAATTTATACCTTCACGAGTGGAATTTGCAGCCATGCTCAAAGGGAGGGATGTTGAAGCAACCATTCTTGGTAAGCATGAAGATTTGGATATCGCAGTCGTCACTACAGTTAGAAACCAGCTCATAGAAACTGATAAGAAAGAAACATATAATATGATATTGGGGACATTTTGCAATACTATAACTAAGAATGGTGATTGTGGGCGACCTTATTATTTTACTAATAATCACCCAAAGCCACTGTATGCTCTTCACTCTGCTATTGCAAATAAAATAACAGCGGGAGCTACTCCGCTTATATTGGAAGATATCATGGAAGCATATAATAAAATGAGGAACGTCGAAGTTCCTATATTGGAAAAAACTGTTGTATCGTTGCAGTGTGATAATCACGTGTCAAAGTACTGGAATACTTCTATTCAAAATAGGGGTGAAGTGTCTATCAATGGAATCAAGTTAAGCAAGAATACTATTAATAAGACAGATAAACGAAAGTGGCTTGAACATATTGACTGGCCTGTAAAGTACGCTCCTTCGTATAAAGGGGTAACTGATACTTATCACGTGATGTATACTAACGCTCAGAAGTGCATTCCCAAGTATACTCATGTAGTTGAACCACGTATACATGACAAGTGTGTCGAATTTTATACTAGAATTTTTCCAGAGGAAAGAGACAAACATATATTAACAGAATTTGAATGTATTAACGGATATGGTAGCATGCAACGTTTGGTTATGAGTACTTCGAGTGGTATTTTGGCCAATTGGTTTTCTAACGGTAAATATGAATTTTTCGATTCGGATGGTAAAGATGAACCGAATTATACTTTTTCGCATAAGGCTAAAACGTATAATATTCATATTTTTAATCAAACTTTCGTAGAAAGACTTCAAGATTTTGATAGTGGTATACAGATAGGCGAGGTCCGTGATAATCCCATATGGGTGGCTACTGTAAAAGATGAACTGCGGAAATTGGAAAAAGTAGAGCAAAAGAAAACTAGAATTTTTGAACAACCGTCTTTGGAATACACATTACTAATTAGAAAGTATTTTGGTGCATTTCTTAATTATATTAAAAGCAAAGCAGGATTCGTTACACATAGTGCTATAGGCATTGATTACGAAGCAGCATGGAAGAGTATTTACCAATATTTGGAAAGTAAAGGCAACAATGGATTTGATGTCGATTATACTAATTATGATGGGAGTGTGTCTCCGCAAGCATTTGATTTTTATCGGAGAGTTACTGACTACTATTATGAAGATAGGAATCCGGCCAGACATTCTTTATTGTATATATTACAAAATTCGAATGTATTGGTCGGACATAATTTGATGAGAACTGATTTAGGAAATAAATCTGGTAATCCTATGACTGATATTTTCAATTCAATTACTAATGTTTACATTCTTTACGTCAGTTATCTACAGAGTAGATTAAATGTTGGTTTATCGTGTGATTTCGAGGATTTCCATCGAGACGTTGCTTTATTAACTTATGGAGATGACGTTATAATAAGTGCCGATGATGATACTTTACAGTATTTCAACAGAATAAGTGTTTCAGACACTACAACAAAACTTGGCTTCGTAGCCACAGCCGCAGATAAAAGCGGGAATTTGCAAAAGTTCGAAAAATTATCAGAGTTACAATTTTTGAAATCGAAATTTGTACCTTTGGATTGGTGTGTATTAGCGCCCAAACCAATCGAAATAGCTATTCGTGAATTACAATTTATTAGCAAACA